GAAACATCATGTGGAGTTAATTTATAAATTTCTTCCATCATTTTATCAAATGTTTTAGGATCAGATTTGTTTATAACTATAATCTTTATATAAGTGTCTTTGTAAAAATCTTTTAATTTATTAATCGTTTTTGTAAACTCATTTAAATCAAAATCTTCTTTTGAATCATTATATTTAAATTTGTAAAAAATTCTATTTTCATTTTTTACAAATTCAGTATCTAAAGTTTCTGTATCAAAAACATAAAAACCTTTTGCATCTTTATAATCGTTCCAAAAAAGTTCATACGGAGTTCCTAGATATTCTATATTATCTTTTTTAGATTTAGTATGAAAATGTCCGCTAAAAACTTTTTCATACTTCTTCAAAAATTTAGCACTTCTACCACCAACATTTAAAGTGCCTGGGTTTAATAAAAATCCATCAAGTTCAAAATGACCTATACACAATCTATTTTTACTTTTTTTTACAAAATCTAAAACTTCTTTTTCATTCTCTTTACAAATCCAAGGTATCATATCAATATTTAATTCGCCTAATTTTATCTTAGTAGGAGATTGATGTATGTGAATGTTATCAAAATCTTTTAATAATAAATCTGGAGAATTGACAGCTAATTTTTCTTTCCAGAAAATATCATGATTACCTATTAGAGTATGCATGGTAATATTATTTTCTTTTAATGGTTTGAAAAAATACCTTAAACACTCCGATAAAGATAAATAATTTATATATTTTCGTCTATCAAATAAATCACCTAACTGAATTACAGTATTAATTTTATTTTCTTTTAGAAACGGAAAAAATGTTTCTGCATAAAATTTTTCAAAATAAGAATGAAAAACTTTAGAATCATTTCTTACTCCAAAATGAGTATCACCTAATAAACAAACTCTCATTGAACATTTTCTTTCTTCTTAGTTTTTTTTCTTTTACTTTTTTCAAAAGTGTTAATAAAATCGTTAATAAAATCCTGACTGTAACTATCGTGAAGAACTCCACTTAATTGATTAACAACCATATCTTCTCCGTTGTTCTCAATCAAAGAAACAATAACTTCATTTTCCATAGCCTTGTATTTTACATATAAATGTTTTTTTTCTTTTTGTATTCTTCTTAAAAATGCATAATATATTATTTGAGTGAAATATGCAAACGGGTTTTCTGACTTTGCTGGATTAAAATTATCAATGTAAAGCAAACAGTTTTCAACACCATCAGAAATCATATCTTCTTTGAAAGTATAATTATTAAAGTTAGGTTTTCTAACTAAGTGAGTAGCTATCTTAAAAATGCATTCACCTATATAATTAGGAACGATAGGTCTAGTCAAGTTTTTTTCTCTAGCTTCTATAACGCTATTCCTAAATATTTTCATTTCTTCTAAAAATTTTTTATTATCTACATAGTGCTGGTTCGCCATAATATTTCCTTTTTGTCTTGACAGTCAGTTTAAAATCTTCATATAATAGTTGTGTCCTTAGTGTGTTGTAGTATCTTTAGAATTAATCTGTTCTAGCAGTAATCTTTCGATAGTCTCTAAGTCATCTGTTAGTTTAGCTTCAGCCTCAGGCGGCATATCATGTTTTACTAAAAGTTCTTCGTATACGTTATATAATTCTTCTATAGGCATACAAGTAGCAACTATTGTATTTTTATTTAATACAATATCTTCTGCTGTTTCTATCAAATGATCCCATTTAATTAACGCCATCTTAGGTTTGTTAGTTTCAATTCCTATAGCTGTTACTTTATAAGGTATACGAACAACAATTGTAAATTCATTTTCCTCTATTATTTGACATACAATAGTTTCGTTTGTTGTCAGTTTTATAAGTTGTATGCTATCTTCCATTTTTTTTCCTTAGTTTGATTGTGTAAATTTTATAATCAAACTTTTCTTCATTGTAAAATTTCATTCTCTCTGAAAAGTGTTGTATAGTAAAATTTTTCCTGCTTTTATATGTAAGATCATCAGATATATCATATAAAGTAGCGACCTCTTTATTATCTCCTATTCTAAGCCCTCTTCCTATTGATTGCAATGTTCTAATTTTACTTTTACTCGGAGAAGCAAAAATAATATTATGCAAGTTTCTTATATTTATTCCTGTTGAAAACGTGCCATATGAAGCAACTATAATTGCATTTTTTTGTTGTTCAGTAATTTTTCTTACACTTTCTCTTTCCTCAACATTTACTCCACCATGCACAAAAAATACCTCTCTTTGATTTGTTTTTTCTTTTATCATATTATATAATATTCTGCCGTGTTTTTCTACCAATTGATACAATATTAATGTATTTCCTTCTAAACTATTTGCTAAATTTCTAATAAAAATATTTCTTTCATAACAAGAAATTAAAAAGCCAATTTCATCTTGATACTTATAATTTTTACATGAGTTTCTTATGGAATCCTCATAAGATAAAATCAAACATTTTATTTTAAATTTTGCTAATTTTCCTGTATCTATAAGTTCTTTTGTTGTCGTAATTTTTTTAACTTTACCAAATAGACCTTCTAATACTAATCTATGTGTTTGAGTTCCGTCTAGCGTTCCTGTTAATCCAAATCTATATTTGCAAGTCTCTAGTTTTGTTAAAATACTAATTAAAGATTTTGCTTTAAATAAATGTGCTTCATCACCTATTACCAAATCAAATTGAGAAAACCATTTTTTAGGCAACT